AATAGCATAAATGCTTACGGTGAGCAGACTACAACGATTGCATTATGGTTTGCAACACGGGCAATAGTTGCTGATGTTAGTAACAGCGTAAGAATTTCAGAGCGTTATCGTGTGTATTCTGATTTAGTTAATCTAACTTTAAACTACACGCCAAACACTAAACAGATGGTTGATGAACAAAACCTATTTTCAATCACTTGGCGTGACTACGATTGGCGCATCATTGATTGCAAAGAAGCCAACGACAGAATGAGCGTTACCTTTATTTGCTACCGTAATGATCCGGACACGCCAGTATGAGCCAGAACAATCCCGCCGTTTATGCCCAAGCCATACAAGCTCAGTTGGCGGCGATTGTTACGCCCGTGCCCGTTTATGCAAACTTCAACAGAAACTACGCAACGCAAGCAAAGTTTTTAACTTGGAATCTGCGGAATGTTCACCAGCCAGTTTATACAGGCACGAATCAAAACAACAAAGGCATTGATAGACCTATATTTCAAATCTCGGTTTTTACACAATCGTTTGTTGACGCTATGACAATTAGCAATACGATATTACAATCGCTACATGGCTATAGCGGTCAATTCGGCGGGGCATCAGGTTTTTATATAAGCAAGGCTGATGTTGACTGGCTTTACAATACATACGACAACGAAATCGGGTTGCAGCAGGTAATTTTGGATTGCACCTTGGACATTCCAACATAATATAGAACTCATTTAATTTTATTAAGGAACGATCATGGCTCTCCCAAACAAAGTGTTACCCGGCTTTAGTGCGGCGTTGTATGCACAACCAACAGCTACGCCCACACCGTTGACCGTAACCCAACTATCTTTGGTCGCAAGCGTTGCACCGTTGGCTATCTCTGGCAACCTACTGAATGTAGAAGCCGTGCCCGCATTTGGACAAGACGATGCGATGGCAAACTTCAGTATTGCGGGTAGCCGACAGTCGGACAAAATTCCAACCCAGTCTGCGCCCACATCTTTAACAATTACCGCACCTTGGAATCCTAGCGATTCACAATTACTTATTATTCGTGGTGACGCTTATTCGGGTGTTGTAGACCGTACATTTATTATCAGCGCAACCGATGGCACAAATATCGTTTACTACGCTTTCAATGGTCGTGTGTCGCAATTCCAAATTGATGCCCAGCCCGGTGCAGAAGCAAAGGCTGTGTTTACCATCCACCCACGGGGCAACCAGTACGGTTGGTCTAACAACGCATAAGGTGCAATTATGGCTATCCCAAATAAAATTCTACCCGGCTTCTCTGCGTCCATGTGGATGCAGTCCGGTGCAACACCAACGGCGTTTTCAACCGCCAACCTATCGGTATGGACTGCACAAGTTGCTACGCTTGTCGGCACGGTAGCGAACGGCACAGGCGCATCTGGCGTTCCTGTTAGTGTTGAAGCTGTCCCTGCATTTGGTCAAGATGACGCAATGGCTAACTTTTCAATTGCCGGAAGTCGGCAGTCGGATAAGATTCCAACGCAATCAGCACCAACAAGCCTGACCATTACAGCGGCATGGAATCCATCGGATGCGGGTTTACTCCTCATTCGTGGCGATGCTTACTCCGGTGTGATTGATCGTACTTTTGTTATTGCGGCGGTTGATGGCGCAAACACAATTGCTTATGCGTTTAATGGTCGAGTTTCTCAATTCCAAATTGACGCTCAACCCGGTGCGGAAGCTAAGTGTGTGTTTACGGTTCATCCCCGTGGCAATCAATACGGATGGAGCAACAACACATGACCTTAGAAGCCGCAATCGAAACATTGGCTACGACATACCAATCACTTGATTTAATGGCGCAGGGGTGCGTTGTGGATGCCGCAGAGGTGGATGCTGCGTTAAAGGCGGCAAACCCAGATAGCGTGGAGGCGGTATGTTTGCAAGTATTGGCAAAGTACAATCCTTTTGTGCCAACGCCAAAAAAACAAGTCACTCAACCTGAATAATAAAATATGAACACGACAATACAAAACAACCAAGAGTTGCTCAACTATCTAATTAATCAAGCCAATTCGGGGACAAAGAATTGGTTTGGCTTTGGACAACAACGAATTACGGGAATTAATCTTGCTCATTCTATTGCCGCTAACCATGCGGATAAGATGAGTCCGGACGAGATTATTGATTATGTCATTCAGCTAAATAACAGCATCTATCACAAGCTCATCAAAGGTGATGGCAATGGCAACCAAAGTTAGTGTTGAATTTCAAGGCTTTGAAGAATTTAAAGAATTAGCCGATCAAATTGTTAATGACTTTGGCTATAAAGACGCAAGCAATATTATGGTCGCAGCCGCACGGTTAGCGATGCGTTCAGCTCTAGACTTAGCAAAAAGCCTTGCACCTGTTGATACTGGTGGTCTAAGAGCATCACTTCAAATTGAAGCTAGAAAGCCTCGCAACAAAGATCAACGAAGCAAATACATTCAAAAAGACGATGTTGCTATTGCACTTATTACAACTGCACCGGGCAAAAAATTAGCTAAAACAGCTTTTAAAAATGAACGCAATACAAAAAGCAATATTAAACAAGTTGGCATTAAAAGCGATGCAAGAGCTACAATTATGGAGTTTGGTAGCGCAAAGACACCTGCTCAACCTTATTTAAGACCTGCATTAGAAGGAACTAGCGGTGCGGTAACAAGTGATTTAGGTAAATCACTAGGAACGGCATTAGAAAAATACAAGGCAAGACAAGCTACAAAGGCAAAGATATGAACAAATTTTCTAAAGCATTAGGCGATAAATTTCAACTTAACAAAGAAGCGTTAAGAATTCGCAAATTTGAATTTAATGGACACACCTTTAAAGTAAAAGTGCCGCTTACCGTAGAAACGGATGCAATCTCTGAGCGCACCAAAAACCTAGATGAAGTTAAGTTAAATGAATATTACACAGAATTAACAAAAGAATTTATTGATAACAAAACAGATATTTTGGATAAAACCAAAGATGTAGAATTTACGGAAACAGATGTAATTGTTAAAGGCAGGTCATTTCGTGAAACCGCCAAAAACAAATTATTGATGGAAACAAATATTTTAGAAATGTTTAAGTTGTTAGTGCCTGAAGAAGAAGGCTTTGACATGGATACTATTACCTATTCAATGATTGAAGAGCTTTTTCCTTTTACAATTCAAATGCAACTTGTAGAGCTAATAAGCGATACAATTTCACCTAGTTATAAAGAAACAAAGGGAAAGTAGTAAGGTCAGTCCGTAGGCAGGTGAAAGCATATTTAACTGCTCACGGTGCTGACCCATCAAAAATAGATGAAGAAGTTTTTACCGACATTTGCATTATGTACAACGATGGAGTGATTGGTAATTTAGGGATTTTAGAAATATTGGGTACGCTAACCGCAGGGCAATTTAATAAGATATTGCCAAAGGGAAGCTCACCATATAATTTAAAATCTATTATTCCCCAAGCGTATGAGTATCTATACCCGCCACAAACAGAACAAGACAAGAAAGAGGAAGCTAGTCAAAATCTTTTAGCTTTTGCGATGATGAGTCCAAACGCACCAAGCATTCTGTTTAAAGGTACATAACATGGCAAATATTGCAAGGCTTGGTGTAGTCTTAGGACTAAACAGCGCAGAGTTTACAAAGGGAATGGAAAGTGCAAAAAAAAGTGTAACTCACTTTGCACAAGACGCTATCCCAATGTTAAAAAATGCCGCACTTGTGGGCATTGCCGCATTTACCGGAATGACTTATAAAGCGTTGCAATTGTCCGATCAAATCGCTGACTTGGCGGCGGCATCAGAACTAAGCATTTCTAGCGTGTTAAAAATATCTGACGCTTTCCAACAATCTGGCGGCAAATATGATGATGCAGGAAAATCAATTCAAAAGTTTTCTGAAGTCGTTGACAACGCAGCCAAAGGTTCAATTGAGCTACAAAAAGCGTTTGGTTCTGTAGGCGTTTCGCTATCAGACTTGGAAACAATGTCTGTAGAGCAATTGTTCTATAAGTCTGTAGATGGAATTTCTAAACTATCAGACTCCGCTACCCGTGCTGGCACGAAGATGGATTTGTTTGGCAAAGCCATGCGAAACATTGACATGGGCGGTTTTAACGATCAATTAAAAGAAGGATCAAGCGAGTTTAATGATTATGCAGAAAGCATTAAAGCAGCCGCAGACCTTTCCGATAAATTAGAGAAAAAATCTCGTGATTTGGTTTTAATTTTTGTAAAAGAACTCGGTCCGACATTAGATAAAATATTTGACACCATAAACCGCAAGGGCGGCATGGCTGAAAAAGTATTTGGCGGCATTAAAAATATTATTTTAGATGTTTGGTACGGTGCTGGGGCTTTAGCTATACAACTTCAAAAAGTTGAATTGTTTTTTAATAACGCTTTTAGCCGCAGCCCAAAACAATATTTTGAACAAATTGACGCATTAAACAAAGAACTAGAAGCCTTGCGTGAAAATGTTTACGGGCTAAATAACATTCCAACCTTGGGTACAGTAACGGTTACTGACGATACCCCAAGTGGACGCAGAACAGTAACGCCCGGCAAAGACCCAGCGGCAGAGCAAGAAAAGAAAATTCAAGCCATGATTCGTATGGCAAACTTAAATGCTCAAGAATTTGACAGAGAGCAAAAACACTCATACGAAATGGCGGCGGCTAGAGAACACATGAATTCTCTTACCAATGACCAAAGAAAAATTCAAGAATCTGTTAATGAAGTATTAGATGCAACTAGCAAAAAAATAAAAGAAATAACGGACAAACGGGAAGAAGCCGTTAGCAAAGAAGCAGACCCAAGAATCATTGCTGCGTATGACGAGCAAATACTTAAAATTCAAGAATTAGGTAATGAGTGGGCTACCTTAACTGGTGAACAAACAATAGATATTTTAGCCACACAAAAAACATTTACTTACGGATGGGAACAAGCATTTGCCCAATATGCAGAGGATTCGGAAAACTATGCAACGGTTGCCCGTGATATGTTCCAAGCGGTTACGGGTGCAATGTCTACGGCTATTGACAATTTTGTAGAAAACGGAAAATTCTCATTTAAAGACTTTGCTGGCAGCATCATTAAAGATTTAATTAAAATTGAATTAAAGATGCAAGCTATGCAATTGTTCCGTATGGGTTGGAGTTTAGTTACAGGTGCAATTGGCGGCTTAGGTGGCGCAAGTGTTTCAGGCATAGGCACAACTGAGGGTGGGGCAGGAGCAATGTCTTTTCCGGTAGCGGCAAACGGAGGAACTATTACGGGTGCTACGCTAGTTGGTGAGCGTGGTCCAGAATTGTTTATGCCCGGACGCTCTGGCGCAATTATTCCAAATAACAATCTATCCGACATAATGGGCGGTGGCGGTGTAACTTATAACGGCACGGTCATTCAAAACATGAACGCAATAGACACACAATCGGGCTTGCAATTTCTTGCAAAAAACAAAATGAACATCTACGCACTTAACCAGTCGGCAGGGCGTTCGATGCCCGCAAGCAGGTAATTATGAGCCTAACAAACATCCTTGCAATTAGTGAATCAATCGGCATAAACGATCAGCGGTTTGTTGGTCAATTGGTGAGTCGCAACCAACGCATCTCAACTTCCGAAATTTTGACCGTTGTGCCGTTTGCGTTTGACTTAAAACCGATGAATTATTCTTTGTATAGCCAAAGTAGAGCGTTGTTGAATTCGCTACGCATACCGGACAAAGCACTTGAGCAATACTTAAACTTTTCCGACACGGGATGGGTAAATTATATTAACTATCAAGGCAACATGACCTCGGGTCAAATTGACGCTTGTGTGTGGACAACGGGTTGTGCAAATAAAGTTTTACAACTTGGTTCGCTTCCCTCAATCAATCAATTTTTATACATTGTAAAAGAAGGTGATTTTTGCCAAGTAGGAAGATACGCCTATATAGCAACCGAAGATGTGCAACGAGGCACGGGCGCAACGGTATCCATTCCGGTGCATAGAAATTTAATTACGCCCGTCACATCAAACACGGCGGCGGTGATTGGTCAATACGGCACAACCGTAGCCCTTGGAGGCTCGTCTTATGAAGGCGTAACCTTTCCAGTCATCTTGCGTGAGTACCCAACTTACACATTAGTCCCAATGACCAACGATTCTTTTATCGCTTGGAATGGGTCATTTAAAGCGTTCGAGAGCGTGTTATGAATAACATTGTCCCCGTTCAAAATACAAACAATATTCGCTATGCCGATTTTGTGCGTGTTACCACACCATCGGCAACTTATCGGTTTGCAAGCACACCATCCGCATTAACCGTTCCAGCGGTAGATGCTGAACCTTTTAACGCACTTGGCACTCTTATTCGTGTCGGTGATGCTCAACAAGATATTAAGTCAACCGCAAATGAAACCGTCTTTACATTGGTCGGCATTGATACGGCGGCACTCGGTTGGGTATTAGGGCAAGAAATTAAAGGTTCACAAATTGAAGCGTGGCACGGTTTTTTTGATACAAGCGGAATATTGATAAGCAATTATCTTAAATATTCGCAAACTTTTACTAATGCTATTTGGACAAAATCTCAATTGTCGGTTACGGCAAACGCAGCTACCGCACCGGATGGAACAAACACGGCATCAAAATTAACTTTGACAGGCGTGACAGACCCAAAACTTAGTCAACGATATGAAACAAACAATTCAGTAGCAGAGCAAACGGTAACTTTTTCTATTTGGGCATGGACGGACGCAGGACAAGCAACCGCTGGAACTCGGTTGTATATTTATAACGATGCCGTCACAAGCGTAAGCTCTATTAGTGTTCCTTTAACGACAACGCCAACCCGCTACTCTATTACTTATACTTTTCCCGTTGGCGCAACTGGCACGGGAATTACCGCAAGATTTGACCCGCCAGAAGCACCGCCCGCAGGAAATTATGTTTATTGTTGGGGCGCACAACTTCAATACGGTACGGGTGCATCAACCTATGCACAAACAACTGATACGATTAACAGCGGGCTGTATCAATTCTTTAATGGTTATATTTCATCGTTTGCAATTAACGAAGAATGGTTTGAAGAAGCCCGTCAATTTGTTGGTGTGATAACCGTTGCCGCATCGTCTATTCAACTTATCTTAAAAAATAGAGTGGCGGGACGATACACTAATAATAACTCTTGGCAATTTTTTGCTAACGGCGATACATCTATGGATCGTGTCGCTTTTGTATCCACAATCAACTATGCCTTTGGCAAAGATGCACCACCGGAAACATGATAAGAAAAGCCACAAAATACGATAAAACACAAATTATAGAAATGATGAAATTGTTTAAAGCGGAAAGTAATATAGAGCAATTTCAAAATATTGATAATGAGCCGTATTGGAATAGATTGCTAGATAACATCATTGCGGGGATGGGTGTTGTATTTATTGAAGATGGCAAAGGTTTAATCATGGCGTTAATAAGTCACACGGCATGGTGTGATAAGACTTACCAGATGTATGAATTGGCGTGGTATGTAAAACCGGAGTTTAGGAACACAAGCGTAGGTTATAGGTTATTAAAAACTTATGTTGATTATGGAAAACAACTTAAAGAAAGCGGACGCATTAAGTTATTTTCCATAGCCAAAATGGTGACAAGCCCCGATGTTAAATATAGTAAATTCGGGTTTGCCAAGTTAGACGAAAACTGGATTCAATGATGTTTAAAATTGCACTTTTATTGTTTGCGTTAACTTACACCGTTGATTCATTTGCAATTGGCGTGACTATTGCTACGGCATTAGGTGGAGCAGCACTTTTTGGAGCTTTTGGTGCAGCAGCAATTGCGTTCACAATTAACTTGGCAGTCAGCGCAATTATTTCTAAAGTATTTTTTTCACCTAATCAACCATCGGGCGGTGGTGTAGCTTCAGGCGCATCACCAAACCCCGGCAATCGTCAACAATTACCACCAGCTACGGACAATAAATTGCCCGTGGTCTATGGGGCGGCTTGGGTAGGTGGAACGATTGTTGACCTTAGCATTACCGAAGATAATCAAAAGCTATATTATGTTTTTGCATTGACCGAAGTTACCAATACTAACCAAGGACAAACGCCGGATACGATTACTTTTGGAAACATCTACTACGGCGGCAAGCGTGTAGTCTTTGATGCAACCGAACAATTTAAAGTAATTAAGTTAGTTGACGAATCAACGGGCATTGAAGATACAAGCATTGCGGGGAAGATAAATATTTACTTGTATAGGAATGGCTCAAACAGTCCTACCAATTCAAGCCAATCGGCTATTAGTTTAATGAATAGCGCAGGGTTGACCTACACATGGTCAAACAATAAGTTAATGACTAATTGTGCCTTTGCAATTATTCAATTGACCTATAGCCAAACAGCAAACATTCGAGGCATTGAGCAAACAAGATTTCAAGTTACGAATAGCCGCAACTCGGCGGGTGATTGCATACAGGATTATCTAATTAACACACGATATGGTGCGGCGTTACCAATTGAACAAATCAATACCACAAGCCTTACGGCTCTTAATACTTATAGTAACCAAAACTTCACCTACACAACTTTTACGGGCACAACCACTACGCAGCCTAGATTTAAGTTTAACGGCACGGTAGACACCAACCGAACCATCATGGACAACTTGCAGGATATGTCCTCATGCTGTGATTGTCTTATTAAATATAATGAAGTCACGGCACAATGGGGAGTGATTGTTCAATCGCCCGCATACACAATTGCAATGGCTTTGAATGATAGCAACATCG